TTTGGTAGGTTATTTCCTCAATAACGCCCGCCGGATATTCCCCAAACGCCACATAATCACGGGCGGACGTTCTTGTTGAAATAACGTTGCCTTTTTCGTCGGTAACGGTGTATTGATACTTTTTGCCTTTCGCTTTCTTGCTCAAAATATACTTTGCCATAATCTTTGTTATTGTGCCGGGGGCGAACCCCCGGCGGGTTATTATCTTATTTCGTACAAACTCAATGAATTTTCGCACAATACCCACGTCGGGAATTTAGGGTTTTGCAGATAACAAAGGTTATCTAATGCCGCCCGGCTTGTATAAAACCACAACCCAAATTTTTTGCCGATAAAATACATATCGTTTACCCCTGTTTCCCGGTATTTCTCCGACAACATTTGTTGGCTGTAAATGATTGACGAAAATTTAACTTTGCCGTCTAACTTGGTTGCAATCTCGGCAATGTCCGTCGCCTGTGTTCTTTTCTTTGTTTCCATATTTGAAATTTATTTGGTTCCGGGAACCCGCCCGGTCGGATTAGTAATAATAAAAGGATATTTTCAAACCCCGGCGCAACTTACAATGTTCGGCGTCTTTGACACAACGGAAAGCACGGCGCAATAATTTGTTCGCCATTTCAACGCCTACTAACTTAATCAAACCGGAAACGCCAACCAACGTGTTAATCTTTTTGCCGTTGAACAAGCCGTTTACTTTGATTTTGAAAGTACGGTTAATTTCTTTTGTTGTATATTCCAAACCGTTGTAAATATCTTCGGGCTTCATTGTATCGCTCTTTTTGTGGCCGGGAAAACGCCCGGTCGTTTTATTAACATGGCACAAAGAAAGGGCATTTTATTTTAACTACCAAAAGAATTTTCTTTTATTTTCGATTTGCGGACAAAAAACGGTTCTTTTGGCTCCCCGCAAAGTTATTTTTGGCGAATTTTCATTTTAAGCCACTTTATTTGCCGGGGTGGGTACTTTATCCATTCAAACAAAATAATCGAAATACGGGGCTAAAAACGGGCAAAAACAAAAACGGGGTTGCAACGCTTGGTTACAATCCCCGTTTCCCGGTATTATGAACAATAAAAGTTACTTTTCTATGGTTACGAACTCAACGCCCAATATTTTTGTTGCCGGGTTCTTGCTTACAACATCAATTTCCCGGTTCTTTATCTTTTTGGTTTTCCAAAGGAACCCCCAAAACCGTTTGTATTGTACCGTTTCGACAATCAACAGGCTATCCCGGTTTATATGCGTCCCGGTAAATTGTCCGTCCGGCGTGGCGCATCCGTGCAACTCAAACCACGGTTCGACAATATCGACGCATCGTAAAACGGTCGTAACCGTATCGCCGGGCAAATATACAACACTATCCCGGACGGTTGCCCGCAATTCGTTGATTGTTTCCATTTGGGTTGTTGTAACCCGTTCCAAATCCCGGTTCTTTGCCCGCAACGTCTTTATCAACGCCAAATCGTCCGCCCGGTACTTTTTGTATTCCGCCAATGACAACTCCAAATTCCCGACTTTGATTGCGTTCAAACTGTCTTTCGTTTGGTACGTCTTGACGTCCTGCAATAGTATTTCGGTATTGCTCCGGTATCTGTCCCGTTCCTCGGTCAACCTCTTTATTTTGACGTGTTGCACCCAAAAGGCGGCGGCAACCGCCAAAATAATTGCCGCCAAAATCAAATACTTTTTCATAACGTCAATACCCTTTTAATTGCGGCAACGTGCATATTGGCGATACGTTCCCGCCCGTCATCGCTCATTATGAAACGGCAATCTTTTTCGGTATCCATGAAAAAGTTTTCCGTAAGAATTGCCGGGCAACTCGTGTGTTTGAGGATATAAAACGCCGCTTCCTTATCCGGGTCGCCGTCGGCATAATCGAAACGCATACGCCAACCGTCGGGGGAAAATTCCCGCCCCGCTTCCTCGAAAAATACCGTTGCGATTGCATCGGCGGGGGTTTGTCCGGGCGACGTGTAAACCTCCCAACCCGTACCGCCCCCGGCGTTTGCGTGTATGCTTAATACATATACCTTACCGTCGTTATCTTTGGCGATTTGATTTGCCCGCTTTACACGCTCCGATAACGATATGTCGTTTTCCTCCGGTACTAATATACGATATGGTATGCCGTATAAATCCAACTTTTCCGCAATGCGGCGTACAATATCCCGGTTAAACTCGTATTCAAACAATTGCGAACCGTCCGCCCAAACGGGGGAACGTTTTCCGGCTGTATCCTTTCCGTGTCCGTTATCCAACAAAACAATTGGTTTCATTCTTTGCCTCCTTTTTCTTTGTCCGGTATGTCCTCAATACATTTTTCGACCTCCGGGCGGTTAAACAACTTAAATACATTTACTTTCTTATTTATTCCTTTTACCTCAAAATAGTTATTAAAGCAACTTGAAATTTCAATACCATATACAACCAATAACAACACACCCGACAAAACGGGTATTCCCAATATCGTACCAAATGTTTGTCCGAACAATCCCGCCAATGTTACCCAACAAATGTAATCAACTAATTTATTTATCGCCCGTCGCCATTTCCGGGACGGTCGGATTGGCTCCCCTCGTTTTTTTGCGGCGGCAACGCCAAAACGACTATCGACAACTATTAATACAACAGCCAAAAGCAAAAAGGGAATAAGACTATTATAAAAGTCCAACAAAGGCGCAACAACCGCCGTGGTCGTTCCGTTAATAATATTACGTTCTTGCATATCCATATTAAAAGGTTATGCCGGGGGAATATCCCCCGACTTGTTATTACTCTACTAAATCAACCTCAACCCGTGCAACCTGCAATGTTTTAGACAAACATTTGATTGCAACATTATCGCCGTTGAAATAATCCGTATCAAATACAAATTCATTCCAATATGTACCCACTTCCGCCGTTGCACAAACGACGGTTCCGCCAATTGATACCGCCATTTTTGCACAATCGTATGAACCTTGTTTGATTGCTGATTGCTCAAATTTGGCGTCCGTATCGACGTACAACGGGAAATATCGTGCAACGACCCGGATTTGCATTTTGCTATAACGATACGGCGACGTGTTAAGAACGTCCGTTTTAATCGTCTGCGTTACTTGGTCGCCCTCGCTCAATTCCCTAACGGTCGTAACCCCGTTGGGTAATGCTTCGGGCGAACTGTTAAGCGGGTTTAATACCGGGGTGTATTTGGGTACACTTGCGATATTATCCCACGCCGTACCGTCGTCCAACAACGTATCGGTTAATAATGACGTGCCGTATTTCCTCGCAATAAATGGAATACCGGGGTTGCGCTTCTTTCGGGCTCCCGACGCTTCAAACGATATATCCGCAATGGTAATATTTGTACCCTCCAACAAAATTGCCATTTTGTCAAAATCCATTGCATATTGCAGATACTCGGACAAATCGGTTTCCCCGTCGCCGTTCAACTGTATTTCGTTCCATTCTCCCAAAGGTTGACGGAAACGTTGCATATAATCCGCCGTCGGGTAATCGTAAGAACCTTTTAAGGTAACGCCCGATACATTGGTTGTCGGGTTGTCGGTTCCGCTTGTAGTTTTTCCCGTCGATAACGTCGTTGTAACAACAATACCGTTTACAACATCTTCAACGGTATATGTACCCAACAAAGTATTGCTAAATACGCCGCCCGTAATATCAAACGTTGAACCGGGCGTTAACAGGCTTTCCCCGGCTGTTACGCCAAACGCAATATATCGTTTATCCGGCAAAGGATTTGCCAACGACAAATTACGCTTAACATACGCTTTCGTAACTCCGGTTGCCTCCAACTTCATTTTCAACATATTTATTGAATTGCGGTCGAACGGTACAATACATTCAATTAACGCAAAGTTTCCAAACGCCACGGATCGCGATTTGTTTTGCAAATATTGGTATTCATTGTACGCCGACGAATACACCCCCCCGGCGTTAAGACGGTCAAAATATTTTTCCGTTGCCGTTGTCAGAACCGCCGCCCCGTTTTCAATTTCAATATACCGTTCCGCCCGGCTTATATTGTCAGTAAATACCATGTTTTGTTTGTCTGACGTATCAATTGCCGGACGAACTCGGAACAACTTAATACCACGGTAGGGGCGTGGCAATGTATCCAAATACTGTTTCATTCCATACGTCCACATCCAATGCGTCCGGGTCGCCGGGTGTCCATTGTGCCAAAATGGCGGGAATATAGAACGGAACAAAGCGGTTGCAATACGTCCCCACTTCATAAACATATATCCACGTTCATTTGCTAACCTCGACAATCCGTAATAATTGTTATTGTAATCGTGTTCGGTTCCCAAAATTGGGGTTGCTCCCATTGCTTCGATTGCCTCGGCTAATTTTTTGAAATTCTCAAAATACGTGTCCGTACTTGCGGCGAACAATGCGCCGTCGTTATCTTGCATTGCGATAACCCCGTAAGTCAAACCCCAATTTTGAACCGGAACTACGCCCAACCATGTTTCGTTGCGGTTGATACGTGCCAAACATTCCAACGCATCGTCGCCTGAATGTCCGAAATTGTAAAACAGATAATCGCTAAACATTGAAAGGTTATCCAATGCGTGTTTACCTTTCATACAATACCCGTTCAAAAACGAATTTGAGAAAAACCCGATTTTCCCGGCATTGGCAATGTTGATTTTTTCAACAATACCAATATTTTCTAATGCCGTAACCCTATTATCCAACGCCTCAATTTGGGCGGGTAACGCTTCATGCGAAAACGGTATAAAATCCGGGTTGATACTTCGTTTTTCTTTATACGGTTCGTATTGCGTCGTTACGTTACCTTTTTCCGCCTGTATCGTGTCGTAATCATATTTGACGGAATTAAAACGTACTGTAAATTGCAAATAAACCGCATCGTCCGGGGCTTGCAACAAAACGGTTCCGTAAATACTACTGCTAACCTCGTAATTTCCCGGATAAGGTAAACCCGTTGCCGGATTAATCGGCTTAATAGGCGTTGTTTTATCGGCGGCAACAAAACGGGCGCAACGTGTCGCAATTGACGCCGTGTTGTTGGGGTCTTTTGCTCTATACAATGCGTATGTTTTACCCGCTTCAATAGGAATTAACGCCGAAATTGACGCTTTTTCATTATGTAATAACATTCCGGGCGTGCTTCCAATATAGTATCCGTCAATTATCGCATCCTTATTGAAAAGGTTTTTGCCAACTCCAGTTATAAACAATTCTGCGGTTTTTACATATTCGGGCAAATCCCAATATGTAACAAACGGTTGTGCCGTGTCGCCGACGTTTACCATTGTTAGCGAATAGTTTTGCAAATCCATTGGCGTTGGGGCGGTAGCTTTGATATGGATATTAAACCAAATTTCGTTTGCACCCTCCGGGACGGTAACGGTAAACGTTGCATTACCAATTTCGACAATGCCGCTAATAAATACGCCGTCTTTTGCAAAGGCAACCGCATTATCACTATTAACGTAACCCATATTGGAAAATGTGTACGTTTCGCCAACTGTTACCGGGATACATCCGCAAAAATAGTTGGCATTTGTGCCGATACCGACTACTGTGCTACTTGCATACGAAACAAATCTACCATATTTAACCATTACCGAAAAGTTGAACAATTGTGCCTCATTTCGCATAATTAAACCGTCGTACTTTCTCAACAAATTGTCAATAATTGGGCTTTCTGCCAACAAATACGGCTTTAATTGTACGTGGTTGTAATCAACATAACCGGATACGGTAACGGGGGTTTTGTATATTGCCGTTTGCTTGTTTATATTCGGGTTCCATGTTGACGTCGTTGCCAACCAACAAATCCCCAACGTATATGTATTCTCATTGGTCGTAAACTTTGATAAACTCGATACTTTGCCAATCGCAACGCCGTTTTTATCGTACTGCCAAATCGAATACAAATTGACGTCCGCACTGGGTCTGTAAACTTGGTATTCCGTATTTGGGTCAACCTTGACGTTCATAGCAATTGCCGAACCATTCCACGCCTGATTTGTCGTGAGAATTGTGCCGTTTATGTCAGACAGATAATAACCATTTTGGAACAATGCGTTATTAAAATAATTAATCCGGTCAATAATTGCGTCGCTATCGACTTTAACGTTATTAAGGTCAATAGTTGCGTCGGTACTTGGGATACTGATTGCAACCGCCGACCAAACATTGTTAGCGTCGTTTTTGATTGTGTACGCTTTTCCCCGTTCCAAAACCAACCCGCCAAAATTGATGTATTCGCCGGGTGTTGCGGAAATATAAAATACATTCCCGTCCGGGGTTCCGGGATTGGTTTTTGGCGTCGCGACTCCAATGTATGTTGCATTTGCACCCACGTTGCTTATTATTGATAACAACGTGTTTTGGAGCAATTGCCCCGTAATTTCATTGTTTCCATTCTGTTTAACAACATTGGAAACGGCGGCTTTTAATTCATTGTAATTTGCCATAAGATAAAAATATTATAGGTTATTAAAATCGTCGTTGAAATCATTATTAAAATCCCCACGGTTTCCCGGCACATATCCCCGCCCTATTTTCTTTATTACCGTGTTAGTGTCAAATTCTGCCTCAACGCTTGCTAAATCTCCCTGCGTTTGCCATTTTGGGGTAATCAAAAAGGTATCGCAATTATACGATATACCGTTGGACGTAACAACGGCGTGGTCGGATAATCGTATTATACGCATTGCATCGCATAAAAATTCGGGGGCTAAAAAAACAAACTTATACGTTTTTTCGCTCAATTGCTTTTCCGGGAAAAAAAACCCGTCCCGGTTTTCGCCGTCCTCTTCAAACTGATATTCCGGTTTACCCAATTCCGCACAAAGATACACGACGTTTTTATATTGGTCGCTATATTGGACGTGCCCCCCCTCATAGTATAAATTTTCATCATCCCACCATTGTACACGCAAATAACCGTCCATACCTCCGGCGACAACGGTAAACATTTCGCTATAATAATAGCGACCGTTCACGGTTAGACGTAAATAGTATATCCCTTGTTGCATTGTTATTCCTAACGGTAATTGTCCCGGATAAAAAACAATATTGTATCCGTTCGTTGGGAAAGACAACACACGCAATCCGGTTGACGTCATGGCGGTTAACAAGTCCATAACCGTTTTACCGTCCTTATCATACAGGATTGCCCCCGTAATGTTGGGGGCGGCGTTATAATCGACAACAAATTGAAAGGGTAATATAAACCCGGATTGCGAAAATAACGGGTAAATATTGCCATACGCATACGATTTGCGGGCGTTCTGATATTTAATATCTGAATACCACGGTAACGGGCTTAAATTATTATTCTGTATCATACATTAATGTTACTTTATTCATGCGGCTATGCAAAGTTATTGATATTTTGTTTATTTGTCCCGAACCAATAGGGGTTTTAACTAATTTCATCGGGTCGGGGTCGTCAATGGACGGGTATGTTACCGTTTGTTTCTTCTTTCGTTCCACTCCATACGCATTCATTGAACTTCCGTTTATTTCAACCCGTCGGGCGGGTAAATCATATACATAATACGTCGGTTGTAAGTAGTAAAACGAAAGGATATAATTTTGCAATACAAAATCGACGCCCTGTGCGGAAAACGTTCTATATGGCAAAACTAAATTATTGTTACTATCACGAACCGCCGCAAATAGTGCGAACCCGTCCTCACTGATTGCCGACGGGTTCAAAATCATATAATCCACGTCAGACGTAAAATTTGATACCGTTATTTCCTCAATCTTTCCCGGCGTTACAAACTTGCTTAAAATGTTTATTGGGCTACCCTCGAAAGGCTGTGTAACATCGTCCATCCATTCAAATTGGTATCGTTCCGCCATATCTACTTTATCAAACGACCATTTCGACGACGCAAACCCCCACGTTTTCCCATTACGGACGTTTAACAATGTCGTCAAATCAACCGTTAATCCGGGATTGGCGGAATATGACCCGCCATTGCGGAACCACAATATATGCTCAACCTTAAATTTGCCGTCCTCTATATACCAAAAACAACGGAAACAATCCCGTAACATATTGGTTAATTGTTGCAATGTGGTTGGGGCTTTTTGCGCCGGGCGGTCGTAATCTCCAACCAACACATTTGTTTTTTGCGTCAACAACAATTCAAATTTTTGGTGTGAAATCGGGTTTGTTGCGCCGTATAAAAATTGGCTATATTCCGCCGTCGCTTCGTGGCTGATACCCGGCGCAAATTGTTTCAACAAAACCGATATACAGGACGCCACCGGGTACGCATCCCGTAACGTATATTGTTTGCGTGCTTTTTCTTCCAATATCCAATCAAAAAGAGCAAAGCCAAACCAAATTGACGCATACCGCCACGTTGACCGGGCAATTGGGAAAAACTTTTGCCCCCAAATGGAATACGGCGGCACAAAATATTGTCCGTTATCCGCCAATCCGTATTCCGTTGGTTGCGCCGAAAAATTATTGGATATATACCCGACGTCTATTGTATAACCTATCGCCCTATGATAATTACGGTTGTTTTCTACAATGTCATCCGTCGGCAATTGATATGTCGTTAAATCGTTTATCTTTTCAACGTCACACAAATAACGGGCATATATGTTATATGTTGTCATTTCTGCGTGTGGCGTTCCCGACGCACCGGAACCGGAAACGGCGGTAAAATCAAATTCGGCATTATCCCACGGCTGATTACCGGAACTAACACGGCTATAACTAAACAAAACCACATTATCGGACGTCCTCACTATCTCGTAGTTTATAATGCCGAAAAATGGCAGTTGATATTCTTGGGACGCCCTAATTGTAAAACCATTGTTATTGTTGGGGTATAATGTTCCCGTAAACGTATTATTTGCCCCTATACTCATACGCCCGGCATATAGTCCGTTTACATTAGGGTTGGAACTCCCCGTTACGTTTATTTCTTTTAGCAAATTACACAAAGCAAAATAATACGTATTTATCAATGCGTTGCGGTCGCTTACTGCGTTTGCGTCTTGTTCCCAATAATCGCCACCCAAAAAACAAGAAACGACACTATCGCCCGGAATGTATATTTGAATTAAGGGGCGTTTGTCGAATAATACCCGGTTGATTTTAGGGGCTAACGTTATCAAATTATACTCTTTTTCCAATCCCGCCAAAACGTCGTTATAATCGTCCAACGGGTCGGGTTGAACCGTACATTTTTTGTTGTCGGCGTCAAACTCGCAATCGGTTTTGAAAAACTTTCCTTTGAAATAATTTTGCCCCCACGTTCTCCCCCCGTCGTTAGACTTTCGGATTAACAATTGGAATTGCGTTTCAAACGGTTGATTGTTGATATAATCGTAATCATCCCGGATAAATGAAATTTTACCGGACAACTTGGTACGGTAAAAACGTTGGTTCGTTTCCAATTCAAACTCCTTTGCCAAATCGTCCTTATAAACAGGATTACAAACCCGGCTTGTAATCCAATTGTCATTGGAATACATATTGCCAATATATGCCGTCCCGTTTTCTACCAATGTAGTACGATATACGGCACGGATATAAACGGAATTATTGGGGGCGGTAACAATACCGTCGGCGTAATTATGATTTGTACCCCAATAATCCAATACGTTATAATTAGCGTCATAAAAAACGCCTGTTTGTGGTTCAACCCAACCAACACGAAAACGGCGATTACCATTTAACGGCATAAATGTTTCCGTAAAACAATAACCCGGTACGTTGGGTGTAATATTACCACTTGCGGATAACAACGCATCGTAACGCCAAAATACGCTAACAAATTCAAATTTATAAATTGGGTTCATTTTCAATTGCTTTTATACTTACGTCGTAAATTCTTGTATAACTCAACCGTTCCGTCAGATACCGGAATAAAACGGCGGCGGTTCATTTCCTTAATTTCCCGGACGTCGTTTTGCAATTCCCGCAAATCCGGGTTTTCCCCCGCAACGTTAATGGATATACCATTTGCCCCGTTGTAAGCGTTCATGTACTTTTTTTCAAAGGTTCCATTGTTCAACGCCCGGACAACATCGGGTATCAAACGACGATAACGCCGGGAATTACGTTTGTTGAACACGGCGAAAAATTCGCCACCCTCGGCACGTCGGCGGCGTCCGTCGGGTTTGGTTCCTAAATCCACATCGTCCCCGGATTGGTGCGAACCGCCCGCCAACAATTCAACCGTACCGTCCCCGTAACTTTCCGAACCCTCGGCGGCTTTACTCATTTGTGCGGCTTTAATTTTGGCGGCGGCAAATGAAGCCCACATAACAGCGATTGCCGGGATTGCGAACGGGAACCCCAATTGCGACCAAATCAAAGCGGATGCCGTTACAAGGTTTCCGATTTGTTGGATTGTCTGTATTGCCTGTTGTGCCTTTTGCGCTTTCTGTTGCTCTTTCAACGCCTTTTCTTGGTTCCGCTTTGCCAAATCCAACTCCTTTTGTGCCATAACCACGTTTGAGGCATAACCGTTCGCCCGTGCTTCCCTTTCGGCGTCCAACGTGCGTTGTGCGCTTTCAACCTCTTTGTCGGCGGCATTTACGGCGGCTTCGGCAGCTTGCAATTTCGCATCTAAAAATACCTGTAATTGCTCCATTGCAAAGGATACGGACGTACTTATTGCCTCCTTTTGGTCGTCGTCCAAATTCAGCCCAAACAAACCGTATATATCGTTGCCCCGTTCCTCTCCTTTTGACTGCTCAATTTCTTGGTCAATCTTTTTTATTGTGTTTTGAATTGTTTGTACTTCAACATCAGACAATTTATTGGCTGCTTGCTCGTTCAATTCTAATACCTTTTGCAAACGTTCCTTTTCTGCCTGCAAACGGAATTGGGTTTTCCGGGCTTCTGAATTTCTTAATAAATCAAATTCAGATTGCGCCAACGCTTGTTGTTGGTCAAACATCATTAATTGCACTTGCAAATATTCGTCGGCAATTGCGCTTCCCTTAACGTCAAATCCGGCATTAATTACCCCGGCGTCCTGCTGTTGTCCGGTCGGCTTTTGCTCATTCTGCAACAATGCTGTTTGTCTTTCATTCTCTAACAACTGCATACGCAATTGTCGTTCCTGCTCGCTTCCCTGCTTAACCGCTTGCAAACGTAATTCAATGCTTTCTTTCTGCAATGCCAATTCTTGCAACTGCCGTTCTTGCTCTATTTTCAACAACGCCTCTGTCTGCTGTTGTTCTAACGCCGTAATTGTTGCGTTTATCGCCTGCCGTCCGGTTTCGTTCAAATCCTTTTCGGTCTGTAATTGGTGTTGCAAATCCTCAATCTGTCGGGAATACTGATATTGCGTTTGCTGCCGACGCTTTGCCCATTCGTCGGTTTTCAACTGCAATTGTGCATCCTGCAATTTCCGGGTTGCCTCCAAATTCTTTTTATAAGCCGCTTCAATTTGCTTTGCTTGTTGTTCTGCTGCCTTTTCCGCATCGCTTTTACCCCTTGGCGTTACGGTTGGGTTCTGTGTCGTTACGGGCTTATTGTCTGTTTGTGGCGTCGGGGTATCTCCAACAGAAACAGGGATTGTTAACGGTTTTATTTTCTTTTGCATACCCTCCAAACCCTCTTGGAAATTTTCTGTTATGTCTTTAACTTGGGCTTTAACCAAATTTCCGTATGCCGCTGCGTAATCTGATAATCCTTTTTTTACATCGTCAAAATTCAATGTAAATGCGCCTTTTAATGCCGTTCCGGTTGCTTTGACAATATCAATAAAGAATCCAAACACATTTCCCAACGTATCAAACGTTGTTTTGAATCCGGCAACAATCCCATTCCAAATTGCACGTATCAAAACACTTTCATTGTATAACTCAATAAAGTAGTTGATAACATCAATAACCCCTTTTATTATCGCCGTTAATCCTTGGTTAACAAAAACTTTTGCTTTCGTTGTCAACGTTTCAAAATTTCCTCCGGTTGCGTCAAACAACCCGGATAATGCGTTTTGCAACTCAATTTGGCTTTGCAATTGTTCCTCCTGCAATTGCGCCAAAACTCCGGCTTTCCCTTTTACTTCGTCCATGTTTATTGAAATATCTTTCAACGTGCGCAAATACTGCAATCCGGCGTCCTCTCCGGGACCCCCGAATATATCTGCAATTGCAGCCCCGACCGTTGCCGCATTATCCGGCAATTCTGCCAATTTTGCGGAAACGTCTTGTATAACATCGAACGTTGTTTTGGTTCCGGTCTGCAAATCTTTTTGAACTTGTTCCGACGAAATACCGATACCGTCCAAAGCCGCCGCCGTCGCCGTCGTCATTTCACGCAAACGCAAATTTGCCTCCTTAATTGCGTCAACGCCTTTGTCCGAAAAGATACCCATTTTGTTTGTTTGGGCTACAATGGCAACAAATTGGTCTGCTGATATTCCCGCCTCCTTAAAATATGCCGGGTATTCTTTCAACGTGTCCAAAAATTCCCCGTTCGCATCGGCTCCGGACAAAAAACCATCCTTAACCAACTGCAATGCCTCATTTGCAGAAATACCAAATTGTTGTGATAATGCGTTTGTTGCAATCAATGTTTCCCGAAAATCTGCGCCGAACGAATCTGCGACGGCTTGCACCTCGTTTCTAAACGCTTTCAAATCGTCGCCGCTTTTCCCGGTAAATTGTTGCGTCAACCTTGTTGCCTCAACTAATCCGGCGTTGTAATCGTACCACCATTTGAACGCCGCACCAGCCGCCGCAATCCCGGCAATTGCTAAAAATACGGGATTTGAAAGTAAACCCAACAAAGTTTTCCCCAACGCCTTTGCGCCATCGCCTATTGCTGTAAATACTGCTTTGCTTTCTGCTCCTCCACGACCTAACGCCAAAAGGCTATCGCCAAATGAATTGTTAAGCCCCAACGCTTCTTTTAATTTGTCGCCATAAGCAATTATTGCGTCGGACGCCTCCGTATAATTACCAACGTTCAATTGATATTTCCCGGTTGCCTCCTGCAAACGCTTCATTTCTTCGTATATTTCCCGTGTCTGCTCAACCAACTTGCACCCCTCCTCGGTATTTTCTCGCTCGGCTTTCGTCATGTTGTTCAGATAGATTTTATTTAACGAATATTGCGCCGACAACTTGTTATAACTGCCCTCGGCTGACTGATTGATTTTTACAATCAATTTGTTTATTTGGTTGGCTTCCTGCTGTGCCAATTTCAATTCCGCCAACTTCTTTGCGTTCTCACTTTCCGCAAACGCCAAATCACGTTGCGCACGTGCCAAACGTTCCGCATCGTCTGCGGCTTTCTTGATTGTGTTCCTGCCGTCCTCGGTTGCCCCGGAAACTTTTTGCAGAACCGCCGCCAACTGAATTGCTTCCGCCCTAATATTTTTCAACGCATTTGTATATGTGTCTGAAAGTTCATCCAATTGCTTTATCAAATCCGTAATCGAATTATCGGGGCTTACCAAATCCGAATATTTAATTGGGTTGTTGTTATCTGCCATATATCCGACTATTTATTTTGTTATTTGCGGGCAATTTGCCCTATAATCAATTTCCTTTTCTCAAATGTATAATTTATCGTCTGAAAAATAAAAACGCCTTAAATCGCCTTATTTTGGCTTTTTCCGCTTGCTTGCTTTTTCGCTTGCTCCTTAATGTATTCAAATGCGTTGTAATATTCCAAAACGGTAAACGATTTTGGGTTTACGTGCAAATGTTGGGACAACATCAAACACATACTTTCAAACTGCTTGTCGTATTGTATTTCCACACTATCCGACCCGCTAAACGATTTGGGTTTTGTATAAGTCAACAACAACGTCGTAATATTGTCTATTTCCGCCCGTTTGTCGCTTTCGTCCCCCTTTATTATCGCATCCAACATTAACATCGTGCGTTGCTTCAATTGGTCGTAATACTCTTTAATCGTGGCGTCGTCGAATAGTTTAGGAAAATACAATTGCAATTCTTCATCTATTTTTTTTTTGACCGCTTCCAATTGGGCGGTCAACTCGGCGTTCGGCGCATCGGCGAATAAATCCAATACCTTTTGCAAACCGTCCGCCGTCATATCGTTGTATTCGGTTCCGTCCACGGACTTAACCAAACAGGCAAACGCCAAATACTTTGGCGATATGGCGGATTGAACGAAATAAACGTTTTGCCGCAAATTATCCAATTCCTTTTCCGCCAAATCCGGCTTTTCCTTTCGGATAAACCGGATTGCCTTTTCAATATGCGCATCCCAATCGTTCAAATCCGACCCAACCCCGGCGTCGATAAGCAACATTTTGTTATATGCGTGAAATCGCAAAATCGGCAATTCGTCGATACTATCGTACAACACAACCGCCCGTTCCCCTATCTTTGTCGTTTTCATAAGAGTATGCGGGTTATGACTGTTGAACAAAACGGAACCAATAACAATGCCGGGTTCCCGGTGCATATAGCAAACAGGACGGACAAAACGACCCCCGCCCACCATGATAAGCAAAAGCCGCAATTGAACATCTTAACAAAAAAGTCGTTGCCGTGAACTTGGACGTACTCAATAACGCCCCATTTTTTTAACAGGGTCAACAGGAACGCCGCCACGGTTGCCACGACCAAAACCCAAATAATGAAAGTTACCATATCGTTAAATGTTACAAGGTTGATTAACTGACAATACACCCTCAAAGCGAAAACCGCCGAACGGGTGCATTAAAAATTGATTATCTATTTCGTCCAACGTAAACCCACGGTACACGTTTTCCGCTAACTCATAAATCCGGTTTATTACAATCGTCCCGTCTTTCAGCCAAAAACCGCCATTTAGGACGGTCAATATTTCGTTCTTCAATGCCTCGGTATTCCGGTTGTTGAGTTGACCGGGGTAAACCTTGCGCAAATCGAACCACACAATAAGGGAAAACGGGGCTTTAATCTCGCTTTGCTCTTTGGGAACCCAACCGACCGTTTGCGGGTCGTCTATCCAAAAGAACGAAAAATTGCCAATATTGGCATCCGGGGAAACGTCGATATAATCGTTGTCGCCTCTCCATTCCGTCCCGCCCGCATATACGTTCGGGGTATAATAGCGTTTGCCCTGTATCACTTTGGCGATACGTTGCGCCCGCCCAAATGCGACGTCCAACCAATCGACGTTATCCATTAACCCGGTTTGTATGTTCCCCAAAACCCGGTCGATTAAAACCGGGTTGGGAATTATAGGGGTTGTTCTCTTATTCATTGCCATATAATACGTTTTTTGCTTTCTTCATTAAGTCCGGGAATATATATTGCCAAATCAACGCCGCAATATTTTCGTCCGTCAATCCCAATATTTGCCGCCCGTACTTTTTTATTAAGTCCTCCGTTTTGAAATCCGACGCTTTTATTTCAAACTGTTTGTCGCCGACTTCCAAAAAAAACGACGCTTCAAAATCCCCGGTATCCCGTAACGTTACCCGGTTTGTCGGTTGTCCCTTTTCCTCCTTTATGGCTATCGTCAACGGCGAATACGGGGCGTAATCCATAATATCCACGCCCAAACGGTTAATACCTTGTTCAAACAATTGTTCCTCGGCATTCATATCAACAATATAGGCGTCATTGTCCCAAATGATTTGTTGAATGTATGCGCCGGACGATAACCCGTTGTTGAACGTGGCAACCCGGTTGCGTAAATCCTGTATTGACTTTAACCCCGCCATAATCTTACGTTGTCCGGTATTTTACACCGTGGTTATTACAAGTAAGGCAAATACGGTCGATACCCTGCGTATCCAACCGCAACGCCTCGTATGCTTTTTTAAGGTCATAACCCAAACCGCCGGGGCGACCCTCAACGTTGCCGTCCAATTCGTAAAGAATTTCCAACCGGGTTGCGTTTACTTGGTTCCGGTTTACCTTAACATCGGGGTTCATTGCCAACGTGCGCAACATGATTGCGGCGACCTGTCGTTGGATAACCGTTTGGAAAATTTGCCTTTCCTTAATGATAAAATCCGTTAGGTCGCAACCAACGGTTATTTCGCAATTCAACCCGTAATTCTGCGTATTGGTGTACATCGTCAACGCAATATCCCACAACTCCGGGTATTCGTCGAATGTTTCCGGGGCGTTCATCATAAACGGGGATACCTGTAAATACTTGGTTATTTCCCGCCAACGCTCCAAATCAACGTAACCCGTACACGTCCCGCACGGCTCCCGGCTCCAATCCTTTGTCATGTTAATTGCCTGCATCCCGGCGGGCAAATCGTTTTGGTTGTAACAAAGGAACCACGACCCCCCGGCGTTGTTTCCGGTACTGATATACGGTAAATAACAATCTTTCAACGGGAACCATTGAAAACCGCCGTTTGTCTGCGTAAAATTCAAATCAAACGTCTTTATCGGGTCAATTTGGGACGAATGGAAAAGATACATACGGACAACCCCGGTTGCGCCCGTCATTTGCAACCCGATTTGTTCGATTTTCATTGTTACGCCCATAGAACGAACCGGGACAATTTCAAACCCGACTAATTTATGATTATTCGGCAACGTCGCCCGGATACGTCCCGCACCGTCAAAGAACGTGCGCCGTTCCAATAGGTTCTTTGTTTCCTTATCCAATCCCTTTATTTGCGTGAATGTTTGTACCATTTGCGCAATACCGTTACGGGTCAACCGCTCCAAATAATCGGAAATGAAATTGTACGGTTGCCAATATGGGTTGCCGTAATCGTCGTTGTAATCGTCGTTAAAATCGCTTTCGGTCGGTTCCTCGTTTTGGTTGTCCCGTGCGGCAATCCAAACTTTGTTGTTGTGGCGAACCTTTGCCCCGGCTTTGTATTCCGGTATCATATTCCAAACCGGATATTGAAAAACGAAATCATCCGGGACGATTGCCCGGACATTATCCAAAGTAACAAGGGGGTGCGCACCTTGAAACGTCAAACCGCTTTCCGTCTGCGTTAAATTGTCGTCTATCGCCTTTGCCGGGTCGTATGATTGTTCCCACCCGACGACGTGCAATAATGCGTCCTGTATTTCTTTTAATCGGTACATCTGCGTTTGAAATAAATAAGGGGGCGGGGATAACCACCCCGTCCCCTCGGTTTAACAATTCGTTATGCTCCGGCGTTATGCGCCCGCACCTCCGGCGGGAAATTCCCCGGCGTTGGTTACATATACAGGCATACCCAACGGTTCGTTTGGATTGCGGGCGGCAATCTCGGCTTTGATAATCGGGTTTGCCACAGTATCCGGGTTGCTGTTGTAAGCAACCATATACGCCACGTCAACGGAAAATCCGAAATACTCCTTAACGGCGCACGTCAAATCGGCGGTTGCGGCGCCCATGATTGCGGACTGGTCGCCAACGGCGGTGTAATAGTGCGAACCAACGGGCAAATCAATGTACGGCAAACGTACAACGTCCCATTCGTGGAAATTCGCACGGGTGCGGCGCAATGCCTCACGGTCAACACGGGTAAGGATACCAACATTACCGTCAGCAACGGCAAACATGGTTCCCATTTTGCCCGTTTCGTCGGTTACGTTGTTCGTGTAGTGCAAAACCTTGTTGTCGTACTCCATGCGCTTGTTTACGTCGTTGTAAACGCCATGTTGCGCAAGTTTACGGATAAGGCTATCAACCCCGGCGTTGGCGATAATGTGGATATATTCCGGGTAACAGTTAGCCCGCATAATCGGGTTAATATCGCCCAAAATCTCGGTCGCCATTTGGGTTGGAACCTGTACCACGTTGCCCGCCTCCGTGTAGTTAAGCAACGTTTTGAACACCTTTGTTTTGTTTGCCTCCAATGCGGCAACGGCTCCGACGTCCAATTTGTCCGCCAAAGCCCGGCACGTCTTTTCCATTTTGCGCAAAAAGTCGTGTTCGTAGGAAATTTCGTTGTTCATGTATGCGGCGGGAACCATTGTAAAGCCAATGGCATAAGTCGCCCAAACAACCGTTACCAATGCGGACGTATTTTCATCGTCAGCGATAACGCACGAACGGACATTGCTAACCTGTACATCGCCGTCGTAATTAATAACGGGTACTTGTACCGTGTTACCAATGGACGCAAACGCACGGTCACGCAAATTGGGGTTAATGATTGAGGACGGGGCGTTGGTTTGCTCAATGAAAAAATCCAATGCGCCATACTCACACGGGCGGGTCATATTACGGTCTAATTCCGGGTTTTCAATCCGCCAATTTTGCAATCTTGTTGCTACTAATGACATAATGTTAAAAATTTAATTGTTATTAAATGCGGGTTTACCCTTTACCCGTGATTGTTTACTTTTCCGGCAATGCGGCAATATTGTTGTCCTGCCATGCCTGTTTCATTGCGGCGTCGAACTTTTCGGAACCCGCCGTTAAACCCTGCGCCATAAGGTTTGCGGCGATTGCTTCGTAAGCCTCGACACGGGTTTTTGCGCCCGTTATGTCAATGGTTGTTCCGCCCCCACCGCCGGAACCGCCCGCCGGGGGAACCGTTCCGCCGCCTCCGGCTTGGCGTCCCTTATCCAAAATACCCATTGTTTCCAATTCCTTTGCCAACAGGTCGCCGGGGGTGTACGGGTTCAACTGATTGTTCGGGTTACGCATAATTGCGCCGCTTTCGTCCTTAAAAGCAAGGATTTTACCGCCTTTTCCGTCGTCGATATATTCGGGGTTCATACCCTTAATTTTGTCGATTGCTTGCGCTAACAAAACCTTTGTTGCGCTTTCGGGCAATCCCGGTTTGAATTTCAACCCGGCGGTTGCGGTCTGCAATGCACCCTCGATACGAACGCCGAACAACTCCGTTTGGAATTTCTTTTCGGCTTCATCGTACTTGCTTTTGAGGTCGTTAAACTGCGTTGTTACCGCCGTTAAATCGACTTTCGCCTGTTTCAACGCCTTTGCCGTTTCCGCATCGGTCGCACCGTCGGCAATTGCCTTTTCCAAACGTGCCTTTTCTTTCGTCAGACTGTCGATTTGGGTTTGCAATGCGCTTGCGCTTTCCGCTTTGGTTTTGAACTCGGCGACCACACGTTTTGCGTAATCAAACGTCTTTTCGGTTCCGTTCTTTGCGATACCGGACGCCGCCAAAATATCGGCATCCAATCCGCCGTAAATTTCGCCCGTCTTTTTGGCGATAACGCTATTTTCGTCGTTGGCGGACAATGTTGTAATTGCCGCAATTTGTTCGTCCGTCAAACCGAACAAAGCCGCATTTGCAATTAAAATTTCTCTCGTTAACATAATATTCTTACCCTTTGAATTAATTAAGTGCGATTGCTGCTACTGCTCCGCTGTTTGCGTTAATAATATCAATTGTGTATTTTGGCGCATCCCCGGTTGTGTCAACCAACCAACTAACAACACGTGCATGGCTGATTTTCTTTTCAACCTCTTTTGTTACCAAAATCACATCGGTAATTGTTCCGCCCTCAATACATTCAATCAACTTTTTCTTTGTTGCGCCATCCAATGCGGCGGCGGTTGTTGTTACTTCAATAACCAAATTGTCTTGCTGTGCAATCTGTGCCATAATCGTATTTTTTAATTGTTTAATACTCTGTTACTTTTTCGCTCCGGGTTTGTCCTCGGCTTTGGTTTCTTTGGCGGGTTCCGCCGGGATAACTCCCGCCGCTTTCAATTCCTCCAAAATTTCAGCCTTTAACGCCGCTTTTTCCTCGGCTTTGGCTTTCGCCTCGGCTTCTGCCTTTGCCTTTGCATCGGCGGCGGCTTTTTCCTCGGCTGCTTTCTGCTGTGCGGCGGTTCGTGCCGCTTTTTCCTCGGCTTGCGCCTTGACGTACTCGTTGGGGTCGTGCAATACGGTAATCGTGTAACCCTGTTTTTTCAGTGCGTCCAAAATTCCGTTTTCAAAGGACTTTTTGCCGAACTTTTGGATACGGGGAACGGATAAGCGTTTGCCCGTTTCGCTGTCAAACTTGCGTACCTCAATAACGCAATGATACAAATGTTGTTCGTTGCTCGGTACAATGTAGTTTTCGGGGGTGACGTCAGTAATTGCGACGTCCTTTGTTTTACCCTCGGTTGCTGTTTTCACTCGCATACTCGTTAAATTTACTTGTTATTACTGAAATCTTTTGGTCGAATGGTATTTGTGTTCCAAATTCCAAAATGTTTGTATTCTCCCGTTCAAACCTGCGGACAAAGTTAGCGAAATTCAACTTTATACGCAATTCATTCTCCGGGATTAAGTTACGCCCGTACAAATCCAATACCTCGTTCCGGGTCAAATGGCGGTACGGCTCCAATTCTGCCAATATCAACATACGTTGCAATTGGGTTGGGTTGTTCCGGTACTCCGTTTCGATAATCTGATTTTGTAGGGCGTCCAATTCTGCCTCACTTGCGCCGCTTTCCTTTGCCAACTTGTAACGGTTCCGCAACTCGCTTGCGTCGTACAAATAGAACTCCGTGCCGTAATTGACTTTTGCAGATACGAACATATTGCCGTATCTCAATCGGCAAACCGTTTCATCGACGAACTGTTGGGCGGCTTCAAAGCCTTTTTTCACTCGGTTTAATACCGTGCTTTGGCTCTCAAATGCGGCTTTAACCTGTTGTTCGTTGAATGCCTCCCGTTGGGTTACTTCCTCGTTTTGTCCGACGACGGCGGTAATAATGTTTTCCCGCAATCGCTTTTCTTCCTCAACGTTATAATCCAAACTTGTACGGTCAACGGTCAACATTTGTACCGGGTTCCGCAAATCGGGTTGTTTGTCCCCGTCCGGTATCGGTATTTCAACAAAGGAACCCGCCCCGGTAATCCGTTTGTCGCCGCACTTGGGGCAACGCATCAATAACCCGGCTTGGTCTAACCTGTAATACCCTTGTTTGTCTTTCAAAAATCCACCGTCGCAATAATCGCCGTTTTCGGCGTTTGTAAAATCGCACGATTGTTCGTAACCGGAATATATCGGGTACGCCCCGTACATATCCAAATGCCGCTTCGATATATGGAAAAACAAAAACCAATCCAACGCCTCCAATTCTTTTGTTAGCGGGGATTGTTTAACGTCCGGTTCTCGCAAATTCATTGGCTCGTTCCAAAAGAAACGGGCGGGGCAATAGCGCAAATCGTGTGGGTTATCAACCAATAATTCGCCTATGTTGCCGCCGTCGTCCTCTGCAAATACTCGGTATCGTTCATCGTCAATAACTGCAATACGTTTATCGGGTTGGCGGAAAATTATCCAATCCATAACCCCGGTTGTCCGGTTTGCCTCAAAGGTTATGACGCTTTCGATAGGTAGCCAATAAAAATACGGGGTCGGGTATCGGTCGGCGGGGTTTTGCTCGGCGGGCAAATCAACTATTAAGACGCTGTTTATTTCCGTCTTGAAAAACTCCCAACCTTTCGTACTCCAAATTTCCGGCTCCTTTAATACATCTTGGCGGTAATACTCCCAATCGTCCCGTTGTTCCGTGTTTTGAAATTGATAGTTGAACGCCGGGTTACGACCGTCGAAAATACGGCTTAACTTATCAAAACAAATGCCCGTTACCTCGTTGGTACGAACGGGGTAACGGAACAATGTTTTGAAGATTTTGAATTTATCGTGCGGGATAAGATTTTGAACCCATGCCAAAAAATCGGTCGTGGGTAAACACATTAAGGGCGTTACGTTGGTTTGGGCGTGAAATTTAATGCGGTTTTGGTGTATGACCGCTTTATTTATCGTCGCCTTTTTCCTCGGTTCCGTTATTTCCTTTCTTATGCGTTTTATATCTAATCCCATTTTCTTTGCTAAATTCAAAAGGTGTTTTTTCGGGCAACTGCCAACCGCCATTGTTAGGCATCCGCAACAGGCGTTCGGCGTGGTTAATCTCAAATTCTTCGGTCGTGTTAAGGGTCGGACACTCCAACACGACCTTTGTAACTTTCGCCGTCATTTACTTTCATGCGGATTTCAAATCCGTAAGCGGGTTAAACGCCGGGGCAACAATCGCCAAATCGTCCGACCAATTCGGCAAAAACGACCATTGTATTGCGTTGCTGTCCGGGGCTTCCAATCCGCCCAACGTCTTATCGCCGATAAACAACGAACGTATCGGTATCGGGTAATATGTACCGTCTGTACTCCCCTTGATTGCGCCGATTGCGCCGTTTTCGTCGAAAATGAAGATACCCAAATTTTCGCATTGCATTTCCTTTAATGCCTTGATAACCTCCTGCGGGGCTTTGCGGATAACTCCGGTAAACGGGGTTGGTTCACGTCCAATAATCTCTTCGACGCCTCCTAACGTTTCGTTACCGCCTCCAAAGGTGCGGGCGGCTCCCGCCTCGGCGGTCGGGGCTTGGATATACGGCGAAACAACTATTTTCGTGCTATCCGCCGCCGATAACAGGGGCGTCCATGACGCTAACGCCGTAATCGCTTTTTCACTCGTAAAACTGTTTTTGCTTCCGTTGTCTTTCATAAGACGTTGAAAAGCCACTTTCTGAACCTGTCCGAAACTTTCCGAACACGTAATTGCGGGTACATCGGGCAACGCCGCCCCCGCCGGACATTTACAAATCATACTTCTTTGTTTTTAACGTTAAAAATATTATTACTTTCTCCGGGGCTGTCCCTTTGCCCTCTCGTTTCGGTTACAAAGTTATAAACTTTTTCCCGGATAATCTTGCATACCTCAAAAATATTGCTAATTGCGTCGTCTTACGCCTCGGTTTGCGTGTGCGTATGGCTGTATATTGCCGTCCGCAATCTCCTTTTCATATATCCCGGTCAATCCGTCCTCCGGGTCGTCGTGCGTATTGGCTCCGAAATTGCGCAAAAATCCGGTTACATGGTCGTAAACGGCTTTGTACCGGGTTTCCCAACCGAACGGCATAATTATATGTTGATTAACCATTGCGGACGCTGTTATTATCCGGCTTTCCTTGTTGCCCCCTTGATAAAACGGGTCGGTAATCGCCCGGACTTTCTTTTTGATAACCTTTTCATAACCCGCACCACCGTTGTTGCTCTCAACCCACGCTTTTTGCGTCCCGTTCCGGTTAATCATCGCCGGGACGGTTACGGTTGTAACGTCCGTATTTTCGTCCGTCATTTCCATATCTGTAATAAGGGCAAACAATATCGGCTCCATGCGCTTTGTTTTCTCGTTGAAAAACAGATTGTCGGACTTATACACGTCATACGTTGCGGCAAACAACAGGTCGTCGCCCTCGTCGGCAACGTCAATGTATGCGCCGGAACGAATGTACGTGCCGTAATCGGATTTTTCGACCCACGTTTTGAAAGGTTGGTACAATCGACCCTCGGCGGAACCGGGGTTGCCTTGATACAGGCATTGAAATTGCACCGGGTCTAATGCCTTTTGCGCTTCCAACTTTTGCTTACTGTGTCGGCTTTCCCATAATGCCGCCCCCGGTTCCCGTGGGTCTATCTCGGTCGGTTCCCCGGTTTTCAACCCCTCAAAGTTTATGCGCACCCACGCCCCCGGCGTTACGTCCTCCAAATCCGCCCAACACTTAACATCAATAATCGTTTCGCCGCTCTTTTCAATGCGCCCTATCAAATCGTCGTCGTGCCAACGGGTAAATACAATCAATTCTTGACTATCATTGTGTAAACGGGTGCGTACAACGGTCGTGTACCATTTCCACGCCGCCGCCCGTACTATCGGGCTGTTACCCTCGGCGTAATCCTTATACACGTCGTCCAATATCGAAACGTCCACGGTTTTAGACGTCAGCGAACCGCCACGACCGACGACACGCAACGACCCCTTACGCCCGACCATTTCGATAACATCGGAATTGCGCAAATAGGTATTCGCCATTGTTACGACGTTCGACCCATTTAAGTACGTGCCGGGGAATAATTCACGATACCGGGGCGTGTCGATTATTCGTTGAACGTCCCGGTTAAAATCCCGTGCGATTGTCGCCGCATACGAACCGATACATATTTTGCGGTCGGGGTCTAACCCCAACATAAATGCGGGTAATTTGCGGCTTGACCCCTCCGATTTGCCATGTTGCGGCGGCTGTTGTACAATCATCTTTCGTATTTTGCCATGCGCAAACATATCCAACAGGGTATAATATACAACATGAAACGGTTCCAATACCAAATCCGGTTGCATATACCGGGCAAAGTTGATAAGACGTTTACGGGCGGCGGCTCGCACCAATTCGCCGGGGTCTGCCTTGATTGCCTCGTACATCTTCAATAATTCCTCGTTGCTCATGGTCGTACAATTTTATCGGGTGTAACTATCAATTCGCCGGGCTTTTTCGGTATCCAATTCAAACACGCCGTTTCGCTACTTATCCGGGAACGGTTCGGGGTAAACGGACAACGGCAACAAATCGGCAATCTATTTGCAACATCTAAATTCTCATGGTCGAAATACCAAACACCGTGTCCGCAATCCCCGCAATAATGGTTCGTTTTGGTTACAACCTGTTTAACAACATTCATTCGCTTTGCCATTATTGCGCCCCTCCTTTCTCGGCGATTGTCTTTTGAAATTCGGCGGACTGCAATTTGTCGGCGACGGCAAACAACAGGTCGTCCGGGATTGCCTTAACATCGTATTTCGGTTTATCGTCGTCCGTCCCGGCGTTGTATCCGGGTATCTCGATTTTAACGGGTGCATCAAATCCCAACATCTTTGCCCGGCGTTGTTGAATGTTCAACAGCAAGTCCAAAAACCGGGGATTGCCCGCCGACGTTTCAACGGTCGTTTCGTCATACCCGTAATATTCCGGGTCGCCGTCGGTCGCATCCGTTTTGATAGGACGCCCCCGGTTGGTTTTCTCTTTGGTGCGCTGCTTTCCGGTTTTGGATACCTCCCACGCCTCCCACGCTTGTTGCTCCATTTTATCCAACTTGCGCAATTCCTGCGTAACATATTCGTCGATTGTTTCCAACCGTTCCCGCTTCCATTCGATAAGGCATTGTTGCAAATCGTAATAAACCATTTGAAACGAAATTGTATAACCAACGCCACGGGCGGACAAATCCCGGTTCAATGCGTCGGCAATTTCTCGATACGAATGACCACGCAAAAACAAGTCGGCGCAAAACCGTACATCGTAAATCCTTTGTTCCTCGGAACGTTTGTTGTATCCGGGGGGCTTTCGCCCTTTGTTCAATTTTTTCATCGTCTAACCTTTTTTGATGTCAAACAGGGGTCAAAATCTGCCTTTTACGCCTTTTCGTCCTTTGGCTTGGTTCCTTATCGGCTCCTTTGGCTTGGTTCCTTATCGGCTCCTTTGGCTT